TAGAAACAATTGGTAAATTTATTGAGGAAACATTATGATAGAGATTTATGGAAAAACACCATGTCCATTTTGCGATATGGCAAAACAACTTTGTGAAAAAGAAGGATTAGAATATCAATATTTCCATTACGGGAAAGATTTTAATAGAGAAGAAATGCTAGAAAAATTTCCAGGTGCTAGGACATTTCCACAGATTATCGTTGAAGGCGAAAAGATTGGTGGATATGATAACCTCAAAGAAAAGATAGGATAACTATTATGGAACCAAATCATTGGTATACTCATAACTGTGAGTTTTGTTTTGTAGAAACTCGTATATATTTTATAGAAGAAAGACCACCAGTTATATTTTGTCCACATTGTGGTACAGCAGTAGATCATGAAGATGAATTGGATTTCCATGAATAAATAACTATATGGCATGGCATTACGAAGGCAAAGAATACGAACTGCCAAAAGATTACGATCACAAAGACGTTTATGGTTTCGTGTATCTCATAACGAATAGAGCTACAGGACGAATGTATGTAGGAAAGAAATTCTTTTGGAGTAAAAAAACATTACCTATAACCAAAACTAGAAAACGTAGAAAAAGACTACTTGTAGAATCAGATTGGAAAAAATATTATGGAAGTAATGTACACCTTAAAGAAGAAGTAGAAAAACAAGGTGATGAAATGTTTCATAGAGAAATTATACACTTATGTAGGACAAAAGGTGAATGTGCATATATGGAAGCTAAAGAACAATTTGATAGAGATGTTCTTTTGAACGATCAATACTATAATGGTATTATTCAAATAAGACTTGGCGGTAATGCAGTAAAAAACTTAAAATAACTATTTACATTATGTGTAAACTGTGGTATAATATATTATTATGGCAAAAATTTACAAATTCCCTACTGGTGAGGAAATCAAAAAAGACATAGACCCATTAGATGCAATATCTGATGAATGTGTTGAAGTATCTCAATATCTAATGGAAGTATTAGAAGAATTCATTACAACCGGACAAGCTACTAATTTTAGAGAATTCGACGGTATGAATTTTAGAGATGAAACACTACAAGAATCTAGAGATATGTTTGTAATTGTAAATATGATTAATGCAATGCTTAATCGATATGTAGGTATACCCCATAGGTTACATCGTACATTCGATAGATCTTATATTGAAATTAAAGCACTGTTAGCTGCAAATGAACAAGGTCGTGAAGAACTCAAGAAACTTCTCGACCAACTTGAGGAAGAAGATAATGATACTACTTGATTATTCACAAATCGCACTATCAAATATTATAGTGCAAAAACTAAATGACGAAGAAATGATTCGTCATATGATACTAAACAGTATACGTATGTATAATAAGAAATACAGAGATGAATATGGCCAAATGGTTATATGTGCTGATGGCATGAATACCTGGCGTAAAGATTATTATCCATATTATAAAGCAAACAGAAAAAAAGGTAGAGATGCTTCTACTCAAGATTGGACAGAAATATTTAGAATATTACATTTAATCAGAGATGAGATAAGAGATAACCTACCGTATAAAGTAATACATATGCAAGGTTGTGAAGCTGATGATATTATAGCTGCACTTACATTAGAGTCTCAAGAGTTTGGTAAAGATGAACCAATAATGATTGTATCTAGTGATAAAGATTTCATTCAATTACAAAAATACAAAAATGTTAAACAGTTCAGTCCAATTCAAAAGAAGATGGTTACTGACAAGAATCCAAGGATATATGCGTTTAATCACATTATGCGTGGTGATGGTGGTGATGGTGTACCAAATGTTTTATCAGCAGACGATACGTTTGTAACAGATAAATCTCAAACACCATTGAGGCAAACTAGAATTGATGAGTGGTTAGAAAACTCTGATAAGTTAAGAGAAATTATGCCTGAAGAAATATATAGGAATTATCAACGTAATAAAAAGTTAATTGATTTGACTGAGATACCTGATGATATCCAAACAACTATTATAAATACATATGAGAACCAAAAGGTTCCCATGAAAATGAAAGTATTAAATTATTTAATTAAAAAAAGATGCAATCTATTGATTGAAGTCGCGGAGGAATTTTACAATGGCTAAACCATTAATTAGTGAAATATTAAAAGGTCTTACTGAAGTTGAAGGAAAAGAACTACATAAGGCTAGAGTAGCATATTTACAAAAACATAACCAATTTCCAGCACTCAAAGCAGTGTTGAGAATCAATTTCGATGAAGCTGTAGTTTCAGATTTACCTAAAGGTGACCCACCTTATAGAAAAGATGATGCACCAGCTGGTATGGAATATATAAACCTACATAGAGGATTCAAAAGACTTAGACATTTCTTTAATGGCAATTCAGATATAATACAAGCTAAAAGAGAAAAACTATTTGTAGATTTATTAGAATCATTAAATCAGGAAGAGGCTAAAGTTCTTTTATTGGCAAAAGAACGTAACTTATATGATGAGTATAAAGGTCTTACATTAAAAGTAGTGCAAGATGCTTTCCCTGGATTAATCGCAAAGCCACCAGTTAAAAAAGCAGCTGCAAAGAAAACAACACCTGCAAAGAAAACAACAAAGAAAAGTAAAAAGTAGTTTACATTTGACTGAAACTGTGGTATAATATATATTATGAACATATTTATATTAGATGATGATCCAATTATAGCAGCGCAAATGCTATGCGATAAACATATACCTAAAATGATTGTTGAGTCTGCACAAATGCTATCAACAGCTCATAGAATGCTAGATGGTACTCCGGAAAGGAGACGATCTAGGTCAGGTAAAACGATGCAACAATATTATACCTTTGGTGATAAACGTGATGATATGTATTATCTAGCAGTTCACAAGTATCATCCATGTACAACATGGACAATGCAATCTTCTACAAACTATCAATGGCATTATGAACACTTTAATGCTATGGCTTTAGAATATGAATTTAGAAGAAAAAAAGTTCATGCTACTTTTAGTAAACTAGGTACACTATTAGCTAGGTCACCAAAGAATATACCAGATGCAGGTCTTACAGAATTTGCACAAGCTATGAATCATTATCCACAATGTAAAGTAACAGGTAATGCTGTACAAGCATATCGTAATTACTATCATGAAGCTAAACCTTTTGCAAAATGGGAATGGGGTAGACAAGCACCTGATTGGTGGAGAGGTTATCAAAATGCCACTGTATGATTTTAAAAATAAAGAAACGGGTAAAATTGAAGAACATATGATGAAGTATTCTGATAAAGAACAGTTCCTCAAAGATAACCCACATTTAGAATCAGGAACATGGACAGCACCAGGATTTAGTTATAATGGATTTAAGTCAAAAGAAACTAAAGCTGGAGATGGCTGGAAAGAAGTGCAGTCTAGAATAAAGTCTGGTATGCCTCCTAGATTAAAAGATAATATTAAAACAAAATAATGTTGAGTTATAATATATTATATATATAATTGATATGGCGAAATCTAAGGAAGAAAAAATACTACAAGCGATTAACTTATCACCCGACGAATCGGTTATTGAAAAGTTAGTAGAAGTACATCCTATGAAGCAGATAACTTATGCTGCAATTATACAAGTACTTGTGTTTGGCTTTATGTTACTTTCCTTCTGGACGATTAGCCTTTACATAGGAGAGTAAAAATGAAAAAGCTATTAAGCATATCAGTTCTTTCATTATTCGTATCAGATGCATTTGCTGATGATTGGAGAATGAGAAAATTTGATTTAAACGGTGATGATTATATCACAAAAGCTGAGCTGGTTCAAAGTGGTTGTAAAAAAGTTGGTCAAATGTTTGACTATGCTGACAAGAATAGTGACAATCTTTTAAATATTAGAGAAGCAAGAAAAGCTACTCACTTAATATTTAAATCTAGATGTCCATCTATTGTTGTACCTACACCTGCTATTGATATCAGAGGATAATAAATAATTATATGAATTTTATACATGAAGAAATTGATTTAGGTTATAGTGACTTGAATTCGGAAACAAAAACAAAGGGTAGACATTATGTAGACCCGGAGGGTAATCAATATCCGAGTATCACAACAGTTTTGTCAATACTGTCTCGTGAAGCTATCCAAAAGTGGAGGGAGAGAGTTGGAGAAGAGGAGGCTAATCGTATCAGCCGAGTGGCCTCTTCGCGTGGTACTAAAATCCATCATATCATAGAAAAGTATATACAAAATGATTCTGAATATCTATCAGGAGAAATGCCACATAATATACAAACATTTAAAGATATACAACCTGCTATTGATGAAAACTTATCAAAAATATATTCTATAGAAGCACCGCTATATTCTAAACATTTAGGAGTTGCTGGAAGAGTTGACTGCGTTGGTGTATGGAATGGTAAAGATTCTATTATAGATTGGAAAACATCTCGTAAAGAAAAGAAAAAAGAATGGATATCTAATTACTTTATGCAAGCTGCAGCATATGCAATCATGTGGGAAGAAAGAACAGGACAACCAATTAAGCAATTAGTAGTAGCAATTGCTGGAGATATGGGACCGCAGATATTTATAGAAGATAGAGATAATTATACAGAAGAACTAATAAATACTATTACTAAGTATAAAAGAGAAAAGTTTTGGGAGGAAACGAGATGAATTTTATGTTAGAAGCATTAATTAAAAAACTAGAAGGCGAAATCGCAATAGCAGAAGCTAACATACTTGTATATACAAGAAACTCTGTAGGTATTGGTGAACACCCTGAAGTGGTAGAAGAAATAGAAACTCAAGTTGGTAAAATAGCAGAAGCACAAGATAAAATTAACACTATAAAAGACTTAAAATTATAAATAGATATTTACAAAACACAAAAAGTGTGGTATAATATATCTATGAAAAAGTTTAACGAATTTTTAGCAGAAAAAGCAGGTAAAGGATTAACTATATTTGATATAGATGATACTATGTTTATTTCTAAAGCTAAAGTCAGAGTTAAAAACAAAAACACTGGCAGAGTAAAAGAACTCACACCTCAAGAATATAATTCCTATAAATTAGGTAGAGAAGAGGAATGGGATTATGGTGAATTTAAATCATCAAAGATCTTTTACAAAACTGCCACCCCCATAGCACGAATGATTGAAAAGGCTAAAGCAATTATTAAAAATGCTACAGCCAGAGGAAGTAAAGTTATTATTGTAACTGCTCGTTCTGATATGGATAATAAAGATTTATTCATTAAAACATTCGAAGCTCATGGTATACCAATGAAGAACGTATATGTTGAAAGAGCTGGAAATGTGGGTGGTAAGAATAGCGCAGCAAATAAAACTGTAGTATTTAAAAAGTATTTAGATACAGGTAAATATGCTAGAGTTCGTTTATTCGATGATCACACTGATAACCTAAAAGCTTTATTGGATTTAAAAAGAGAATATCCACAAGTAGAGTTTTTTGCTTATCTAGCTGATTTGAAAGGAAGTGTAAAAAGAATTAAATAATGGAGAAATATTATGCCAATAAAATTAGGTAAAAGCGTAACAGTTAAAAATAGACAAACTGGTAAATTGGAAACACAACACAACTATATTCACATAGTTGATAAAAAAGAATTAATAGATAAATATAATAATTCTAATACCAGGAAAAGAGATAAACAAAAGATTAAGAACGAATTAATAAAAAGAGGCGGAGTAGTTTTTGGATAAGATAGATAGAATACGACAAGTATTAGATTTAGAAGAATACCATAAAAAGAAAAAGAAAGCTTTTTGGATTTGGGTATTACGAATCTTTGCATCTATAGCACTCATAGGTGGTGCAATTTATTATTGGATTAATTATGTCTAAGTGGCACGGAGGAAAAGGCTCTAAGCAAAGACCAACAGATCATAAAAAGTTTGAAGATAATTGGGATAGAATATTTGGCAACAAGAAAAAAGAAAAACAGTCAGCTTCTGATTATAAATATACTAAAGAGGAAAAAACATGAGTATAGATTTAGACCAATTTGATTTTGGATTTACAGCAGTCGACGAAGATGAACTGGAAGTAGTCCAAAAGCAAACACAAAAATTAGAATCAACATCAGGTAAAGCTGAAGAACTTGAAGATAAATTAAATAAGCTATATAATTCTATATTACCTTTACTATTAAATTTAAAAAAGAACCCAGAAAAAGATTATATCTACTGGCCTAAGAGAACAGAAAAGGTTGAAGCTTTTGAAGAGTTAATAGCGGGGATAATTAAGTAATGGCACTACCAAGTTCAGGACAAATATCAATGAAAGATATCGTTGATGAAAAAAAGGGAAACACTGATGCAGTAGTAGATGTATCTTTGACTGGATTGTCTCAGGACGGAGTGGACTCACCGGCCATAAATAATTTTGATTATAAAACTTCAGGTGGGGTAGGTGTAGACGTTGATAATAACACTGCATCAGGTTCAAATCCACCAAACCAATCACCTCCGTTTCAAATGTCAGAGTTTTATGATTATGATCATGACTTTGATCCAACATCTTTTAATGGTACAGGTGCAGGGTCTGTAAGTTCATTTACCACTAATACATCTACAAGTGTAAACGTCGCATCAGCATTTTCAAGTAGCTCGCCATCATGTGACCTTGATACTTCTTCATTTAGATCTGCATCATTCTGGGAAATGAATAACTCTCATACCCAAGGTAATTCACCAGTTACCCAAGCCAACTCAACTGGAAGTATACACATAGGTAATGATAAAGATAATAAAAGAATTATGATACTATTACTGAAAGATGGTGATAGTTCTTCAATAGCTGGTGGTGGAAGTAATTCAGGATATATATTAATACCTTATGTCAATTTAGAAAATGCAACATGGACATATACTTATGAATACGATACTTCAAGTACAGGATATGCTTCAAGTGAAGATACTATAGGAAGTTATAAAGGACTTCCCGGTGAGATAGGTACATATACTACAAGTACTTCTGATATAACTAAACCATCAAATACAAACGAAAGTGGAGGTGCAGTCTATGCAAGCATACCGAGCTTTACTGGAATGGCTGCAACTGGGGAATCACTAATTATTGATGGGTCTGCGTCGCAAAAGACTTGGACAGCAAAAGTATCTAGATTTGCTAACAACACTAAAGTTAGTATTGGTAGAAGTTCATTTCATAACGGTAGTGTAAATGTAAGAATAAGAATTAAAGCTGTAAGCGGTTCAGATACATATACTGCATTATCAAATTATTGGCAATTAAGTTTTTCAGCTCAAAGAGGGACTGGACTCTAATGCCAGTTCCTAGCTCAGGACAAATTAATCTCGAAGGAATCTTTTCAGAAATGAATGAAGATGACTATGCTGCACAAAATATAGATGGTGAAACTAATGTATCATTTACAAAATTATCTAATGGTACATATAATACAATTAATACAACTTATGGTTGGACTGGTAGTGATAATACATCAGGAGAAACAGGTTCAGGTATAACAGCAAATCCTAAAAAAATATCTGAGTGGCGAGGTTATGACCATGATGAATCACCTCCAGCATTTGTTTGGAATACTCCAGTAGGAGGAGTTGCATATGCAGCATCAGGTCAATATGATGCTTTAACTAGAGAGGATGACGGGTCATATGCAGATTGTGATGTAGAAGTAAAACTTACCTTTAACTCAAACGGTTCTCATACTCATGAAACTAGAGATGTAGCAGGAAGTGGTGGTTCTACTTTTCAAACTGGAGGCAGTTTTTCTAGTAGTGGGGGTAATCCTACAATATTAGAAGCTCGTTGGATAATAGTAGATGGAGATATCACTACGGACGGAGGTTCCACTGATAAAATATCTATACATATTAACCCAGGAGGTACTCTTAGTGCTGCAAGCCAAGATGTAAGAACAGGGGCTCAAGCAAATGTTACTAACCATGATTTTACAGGTAATTGGGTAACAATTACTCCAGCAGTCTTAGGCGGAGCCGGGGCAAATACACAAACACATAGACTTTCACTAACTGCACAAAGCTATTCAAGTAGTGGTGATTCTGTAACACTTGTAACTAATGCATCTGGAGATTATGTAGCTCTAGAGCTAAGAGCTAATAGCGATAATAATAAAATCATTACTTTAAGATCACCAAATATTACAAACAGTGTTGATCTTGAAGCAACTTCATACGAGCCACCCGATTTCTCATGTTTACTTCCAACTATGCAAGTGCGTCACGAAACAAAAGGTCTTATACCAATATCTTCAGTAGTTGTAGGTGATAATATAGAAACAATAGCGGATTTAAATAATAGGTCAGCTGGTAAAGTATATACTAGAGTTACTGAAAACGTTATCCATAATCGTTCAGGATATTGGAATGTTGAGAATGGTCTCAAGATTACAAATGATCACCCAGTTTGGTTAAGTGATGAATCTTCATCAGCGTGGGTAAAAGTAGAAGATATGCGACCAGATATTAATAGAACATATCATGAAGGTGCAGTAGATACTCACTATGTGGGTACTGAAGCTGGACATTTCTATGCTTACTATGAAAATGTAACCTTTGAGAATCCTGGATTAAAATGGATTGTAAGTGGAAACTATTCACCAGAAACTGATTGATTATAACTTAGAAGATAAGTTTCCTAATCATAAAATATATAAATGGGGAACCTTTGGTAATCCAGATGCTAATGATTTTGATATAATATTTGTTGGCGATATAAATAACGACATAGCAGAAAAGTTATGGAAGTTTTGGAAAACAATAGGAATAGGATTTAAATTAGATATTACTATTTTACCAGACAATAAACTTTTTGATCATATAGAAAGATTTAATGATCATCAAGGTACTTATTATTTTGATGAAAAGATAATAAGATATAAATTGTGGAAATTAAATAATAATGAGAAACATGGTAGAATTATAACAAAATATCATAATTATTATAAAGTAGAACAATTGTTTGCTAGGAAAGATTATAAATATGAAAAGGTAGGTTGGCCACAACCGATACTTTTAAAAGATTATGTATAGTATAGATTATTTAAGAAAGAATATAATTAAAGAAAAGTGGCCAAAAGGAGAAGGAATTGGAAGTCCAGCTCAACCTTATTTTCATGGGTTAGGTTGTATAAGATTACCAATGCAGAATAAAACTTTTATAAACTTTTATTCAAAAGAACTTACTCCAGACACTAAGTTTATACATACACATAGAGAAAACTTATGGTCTAAAAGTTTACACGGTAGTTATAAAAATATACTGTATGATGTAAATCCAATTGATGAAGAATCAAAATGGAAACTAGAGTTTATTAATTGTACTCCAGGTGGTTGGAGAAAGTTAATTCATAATAATGTTGGAATACAAAAAATGGATTCCTTTATATTAAATGAGCATGAAGAAATGTTTCATTTTTATAATGATTTTCATGATTTAGAATTACTTACTGAACATGTAATTACTGAGGTAAGATTTGATTTTAATCCACCTTATCCTATTAATTATAGGTTTAGGATATTTCCAAAATTGGTTTTACCTAAAGAGGGTGGGCAAGTTAATGCTTTAGAAAACTATGGAAAGCCAGAAGAGAACTGGGAAATAATAAGAGAGATTTTAAATGAAATATAAAATAGTAAAAGATATACTTACACAAGAAGAGTGTGAAGAGTTAATCAATAGAAAACATGAATGGGTATATGACCCTGTTATAGGTCATGATGGACATGAATTTACTCAAGAGCAAGGTATGAAAATACGAAAAGTATTACAATCACCTATAGAACATATCTTTCCTGAGTGGGATGGATTAAAAGTACTAGGTACTAAAGTTATGAAATACGAAGTTGGTGATTTTGTAAAAGAACACAGAGATAGAACTGGTATGTTACATTCAGACTGTTATGAACCAGGTTTAGATTTACGTTCAAAAGATTTAATGATTATACCACTTAATAATAATTATGAAGGTGGTGTATTAACAGTAGATGGTAATGAGATTCCACAAGATGTTGGTTCTCTAATTCAAATACCTCAACCTGAAGGTGATGTTAATGCAAGACCTAAACATGGTATATCAGAAGTAACTAAAGGAACTAGGTATAGTTTAGTTTTTTGGAATTTTAATTAATATAAATAACGGTATATAAATAATATGGCAATATGGTGGATGAAATGTTTAGAGGAACAAAAAATGGATATAAATAAATTAAAAGAACAACTAAAAATAGATGAAGGTGTAGTGTATGCTATATATAAAGACCACTTAGGTTATCCTACGTTTGGTATTGGTCATCTAGTTTTAGAATCAGACCCAGAATTTGAAAAGGACGTTGGCGTTCTAGTTTCAGAAGAAAGGGTTGATGAATGTTTTGAAAAAGACGTTCAAGTAGTCATAAGTGACTGCGAAAAATTACATGATGGTTGGGACAATTATCCTGAAGAGGTAAAACAAATTGTTGCAAACATGATGTTTAATATGGGACTTACGCGCTTGAGTAAATTTAAGAACCACAATGCAGCGCTGCAAAGTGGTAATTGGAAAGAAGCTGCCAAAGAGGGGAGAGATTCACGATGGTACAAGCAAGTGACGAACAGAGCCGAGAGGCTAATGAAGAGACTCGAGAACATATAGGCCAATTTTGGTGCCACGAAAGAAAAGATTTTTTTAAGTGGAAAGAGTTCATCGAGTATTATAAATATAATAATAAGTAATGGAGGATATTATGGATATAGGATCTATATTGATTGGAGGTTTGTTGATAAGTGTAATAGCATATGCTTTATATGAACAAATAAAACCTGCCTCTGGCGAAAGAGCAAGGAATGCTAAAGGTCATTTTGTAAAAGATGATAAAGCAACTCCTACTGTTAACGAAGCTTATGTAGATAGTAAAACACCTACAAAGAAAAAAAGAAAAGCTACCGTTAAAAAGAAAGTAGCTGTTAAGAAAAAAACAGTTGCAAAAAAAGCTCCAGCCAAGAGAGGAAGACCAAGAAAAACAGTAAAAAATAAGGTAAAATAAAATGGCAAAACAATTAAAACTAGTTGGATCAGAAGTAGCACTAAGTAACACTGCATCCAATTTAGG